TCTTCTTCAGGATTATTTTCGCCTTCTGCGACATCAGGGTTTTCCCCACCCATTCTTTCATTTGGATTTTCAGCTTCCGGCGCTTCAGCATTACCAGAAGGTTCAGAGCCAGGCGCTTCTCCCATACCACCCATTAATTCGCTTAGTGGCGGTTCATTTTCTGCATCTTTAATGTCGTCATCAGTAATGTTTGTGCCCCTACCTGTTACCGCTGATTGCTGCCTAATTTCTTTTAATGCCGTAACTTTTGTTATCAAACCACCACCATAAAGGGTAGTCTGTGTTTGTGCATCTTGTGAAGCGATTTGAGACTTTTCCATTTCTGATATTTGCCACAATGCATTAAATGTAAAAGTAAAATCATCTGGCAAATGTTTGTTTAGACGTGATTTTGCAATTACAGCCAAGAGCTTATGTAGTCCTTCCCGCAATTGATTTTCCTGAAGCTTGCGGACAAGATCATAATAGTTTCTAAGATCTGTTTCACCATTAGAAAAACCAGCTGGCGACTGTCCGAATAAACGAACAAGAGGTATATTTGTAGACCCAGATATTTGTTGGCCGAAAGTATCAAGCATGTCTGCCATACCTCTTAAGCCACCAAATTGATGAGTTTGAAATTCATCATCAGCATCGAGCAATGTCAGGCCTTCATTGCTTTGCATCAAGCGGATATATTTAAATTGCTTAATGACAGCTTCCTCTTCTTTACCGCCATTTGCCAATGCTTCTCTAAATCCTTTGATTTTGATAACTCTTAAATGAAGCTTATAAAGAAGTTGTGCCGCCCCTTCTGAAGCTGAATCAAAAGCAATTAAGCGATCAAGCATACGTTCAACAACAGAAAGCCCCCAAAAGTTTTCAAACATCTTTTGGTAATAAGGCAACTCAATTCCCTCTATACGAATTACACGGCTATAATGTATTTTTGCAGAAGGAAAAGTATTAACGCCAGACAAGACTTCATAATACATAGGGTTGCCCATATCTTTGCCTATGTCTGTTATTAGCTCACCTAAAGATGGCTGTATCATCCATCTATCAAGAACAATCAAACCTTTAAACTGATCTTTACGAACTTTTTCTATATCGAGCGGCTTTTCATAATCAGCACCATCAATAAGAATGACAGCAATGGCGCCGCCGTAAAGCCTACCCCATTTAATTGTTGCGCATAGGTCTTGCCATATTCCAAATTCGCCAATAGCAACTTGAAGTTCTTGAATATCATCTGGTGACATTTCTGAGTTCATTGTTATGCCATCGCGCGTCATATCTTCAGCGACAGTATCAACAACCTGGCCGACCAACCAAGAACTACGATACATAGCTTCAAGCTGCAATCTATCACGGGAAATAAAAGGGCCAAGATCATAACGAGAATGACTTATTAAATTATGTCCATTTTGTATTCCTAATCTTCCCGCTAAATTAGCAAAGCTATCAGTTGTCTTGCTATCTGTAACAAGACTTTTATTGGTCTTGCCAGTCATTTGCTGTTCTAATTGCTTGCCAAGATTTATTGATGTTGGAAGCGCTGGAAGATTTTTCTTAATTTTATTCTTAGCCATTTTATCTCCTATGTTAATCTGGGCCTTCCCTTATTAATATTTACCGTTGAAAACTTACGAGGATCGTCTGTATTGAACTTTAATTCCTTATTAACCTAAAATGCCTTAACCTTTTATTAAACTTCTTTCTTCGGTACATTTGGAGTGCTATTGTAGATCATATCTGTCTTTGTTTCTGAACTCCGGTTCGTCCCATAGAAAAACTGCAAGACCAACATGAACCCCGCTCCGAGAGTGCCGAGAAGCGTAAAGATAACATTGGTCTGTTCTTTTGGAATTGGGATAAACAAGAGCATAGACACGACGGCCAAAAAGCCAAGTACAATAACCCACGAAAGGGTATAAAGGTTTATGTCCGTCTTCCCTGTCGTTTTTTCGTGTCCTAATTGCCTATCACGTGCATTCTGAGTGTCTGAAATCCCAATCTTTATAGCTTCTATGTCCTGATCTCTTTTTTTAAGCTGAAAATCGTTTTCCGCCTGAACAAATTTCAACTTCAACTCGCTGTCAGGCAACCCCTGAATTGTCGTCAGGATGCCATCAGCCGGTGTTGTTTCTGGAACGCCTATAGTTTTGCAGATCGCTCCTAAGGCTCCAACAACACCAGCTACAGGCGCGCCTACTCCCGACGCTGCTAAGATTGCGGCAATACCCGGAGCATATGAACCAATAACACCTGCTATTTTTTGAAATACTGTTTCTTCAGCCATTTATCTATCCTCCCATTTATAGTATTTAAATAAACATATCGTACCAACAATGAAGTTGGTTGTATATGAAACTACCATTTTTGGATTTGCAGATTCAAAGTTGCTTATCCTCTCTTGTTTCCACACCCGCAACAGCTCTTCCACGTCCAGCCGGTTATCGCATTGGTCATCAGGATCAGCGGCCAGGCCTTCTTCAATGGTCTGTTTTGTGGTCTTCATTCAACACTCCCTGAATATCCCCTTTTCAAGAAAACCATGCCAATCGTATTCATTGTTTGCCGGACTCTTTGTATAAATTGACGGACTAACCGTTATCGTTCCATCATCATGTTCTGTAATATTCCATATCTTTGAATTTATGGTCGCGTGGATGCCCGTTGGCAAACAAAGAAGCCAACTTCCATCTGCCTGCTTCATGTATTCGCCGCGAATATTTGGAAAGTCGCGCTTATCGTCTGGATAAAACCTTTTACCTTGCATATCCAATCCTCCTCTATGCGCACCAGATCAGTGTGCAAGCAAATAACACACTCACGATTCCTGACCCAACTAGCAATAATTCTGCCAAATGAGCTATCCTGTTGGTGGTCTTCATATTGGTCATAATTTTGACCTAAATTTCAGTTATTCGGGATTTTCGAACAACTGATTTGTTTATCCGCCGTTCAAGTCAATAACTCTGTCAATCGGCATTGCATGAATCAGGGTAAACGGAATCTTACTGGCTTTACATTCCGTAAACTCCCACTGCTGGAACTTAAATGATTGTAGCCATTTCAAGTACAGACCAAAGAAATACAGGTGCCAGAGATTCATTTATCCCGCCTCGATCATTTCAGTTAAGTCGTCTACGCGCTCTTTCTGTACTTGATGCGCCCATGCACTATTTCGCAGTTCTTTTGCTGCGTCCTGCCATCTTCCAGTATTGGCCGAATGAATCATATGGACAAACTTCGAAGCCCTCCCGAGGCCCAAATTAAAGAGAAAATCCACGAGAGCCATCCGTCTGTTTTCTGTAAATTTATCAAATTCAGGGAATAGTTTATGGCAGTCTGCTGTGGCCCACTGAATAGAAATATCCAAAAGAGCATCAATGCAATCGTCGTTCAGTTCTCTGTGTTCGTCAAAATAGGACTGAACTGGGCCAGGGAGATGCCATGCGTCCATATTCCAGCCACATCCAATTGTCTTAATCCCCATACTGTCAAGATACAGTTTGGCTCTAACGCCCTCATGGCGAATTAAAAGTTCCTTTAGTGTCATATCAATCATCCTTCCGGGAATGAGTATGCTTATACAAACAAAGGTCTTTCTGATCTGCGATAGCCTGTTCGTTCTTTGCTGTTCGACCATTCGCAATTGCAACTTGCCCGGCTAATTTTTCAATACTGGCCTTGATCTCTTTGGCTGTTTCGACTGCTGCGGCTGCGCTATCTTTCGTGAGTTGAGCAACTTCCGCAATACGAGCTTTGTGCGTCGTTTCCATATTTTTAAACATCGTCTTACACGCCCAAACGGCTAGTCCGGCAGTAGTCACATTACCTATTAGATTCACATAATCCATGTTGTTAAGATCCTCCGGTGCCGTCTCTTATTGCAATGTAATCGTGCCGCCCGTACCACCAAGGTTAATCGTCCCCTTTGTGCCAGTTGGGGCTAGGGTTGCTGCTCTGCCGTTAATAGAAGACACACCGACGGTCTTGTCTCCGTTCATTGTGACAGTCCTAGTTGTCGTTCCGGTGCCGTCTCCCGTCCATGTTAAGCCATAATATCCGCTTGACACGGTTCCAGCAAGAACAACATCTCCGGAATAAAATTGAGCACTGCAAACACTCGATCCACCACCGCAAAAGATATTGCCCACATTAGATGTTATTATTTCTCCGTTAGTTGGCGTCCCTACTGTTAATGTCCATATCGGATCAGACGTGCTTGTTCCGATAATGGTGCAGTTACTTGCAATTGTTGGATTGCAGGTGGTGCCAGTACATCCGCACGTCCCAGAGAATCCCTGAAATGTTGCATGCTCTGGAGTTAGCCAGGTAACCGGCAAGACAGTACCCGCGTCATAATTGTGAGTTCCAGCATCGGGAGTAATTTTAACGGGTCCATTTTGTATAATTGTCACTGTGTACTGAGGAATGGCTTGATCTGCGACGGTAAAACTGCCAGGCAATGCAATACTTTCATTGCTTGCTGCATCACGGCATTTAAAATTAAAACTATTTAATCCTACGGCCACATTAACGGTTTGAGTATGAGTCGTTCCCCCGGTAGACGACATCTCTGTCATAGTCGCCCATGTGTTATTTGTGGCGTGATACCTGCACGTTGCATTCTCGTTTGTATTTAGTCCTATTATTTCAGTAGTGGCGTAGGGCAAATCACCATACGGGGTTAAGTTGGATATTACCGGCGCAGTGGTATCACCTTCGGGAAGTGTTGTCCCCATCCGGTAAATATGAACGTCATAGTCAGTGAAGTTGTCTGTAATGGTGCCACTTCCAGCCGTTAAGGTTCTCCCGCCTTCTCCATAAACAGTAACAACTGTACTTGCTGCCAATCCGGTGACTGGAATTGTGGCAGACTTAGTATTTGTGTTGTTAGAATCTGGCCATTCTTTTAACGGATTAGCAGCCAGGCAATCAGTACAGTTTATAAATGCCTCTCCTGCGCCACGTGTTTTTACCCTCGCGGCAAATACCCAAGTTTCTCCGCCATACTCCCGAACCATGTAATCCACTCGACCATCTGCTCCGGCCAAAGCAACAGCATGGTTTAAATTAACAGATACAGTACTGGAACCTGGAACAGCCACACTTCTGGTTGCAGGTGTGTATTTCGTTGATTTTGGCTGTAGAATGATTGTTGATAACGGCGTCACTCCGTCGCCCACCTCCATCGCAGTTTTATAATCTACTGCCTCCGCTAGTTGGTAATTCTCAGGTCCGCAAAAGAAGTGAAAATACTCCATTCCCTTCGATCCATGTATTGTCCTCAGCCATAACTCATTTTTAAGCTGGGGGCCAGTTGGCCAAACGGATGCAAGTTTAATCCGACCGGTTGTATTTGCTCCCTGGATAACGGTGATTATATCGTTTACTTTATAACCGCTTCCCAAGTCATTAATCTTAAAAGAAACAATCCCTCCGGAGCTTACGCTTTTGACATCTACCGTTAATCCGGTGCCAGTTCCGCCAGATGTTGTCAATCCGTTGGCTACCGTATAACCAGAGCCTGCTGTGTTTACAGAATTACAACTTCTGTAATGCGTAACCTCTTCTGGGCACGGGACTGTAAGATGCGGCACCACATCGTAGTTAAAGGCAATATAAGAGTCTTCTGCCGCAAGGGTACTTTCCAGATTTATCGGCAATCCTGAATATGTGGAGACGGAACCATCTGTCGCAGTAAAGCCGTAGGGATAAATGTCACCAGTTACAATGTCGTAAAGCAAAGTCTTTGTGCCGCTAAACATCGAGGCGTTTAAGAGATAAGAAAACGACGACGCTGCGGTGTTGGCTGTTGCGGGAGGCATAAAATCATACCCCAACATTCCTACAAGGTGGGGATGATCCGTATCGGCTGATTTCGTGGCCGTATAGTTATCAATCATATACGGATAAGGCGATTTCCATTGAGACGGGCCGCCATTCCCTGGTTCATCTTCCCATAACCAACCCAATGTTGCCGGATAATCTTTAATCTGGTTTACGTAAGAACACTCAAATGAATTGCTCGGCGTTGAACAGTTAGAATTATACGTTGCGATTGTTCCTGTTCTATAATTGCCAGTATAAGTTCCAACTTCCGTCCAAACGCTTCCACCGTCGTTTGTGGTTGAGCCAGAGCCAGTATTATAAGTAGGAACATCTGACGTGACATATCGGTAATCAGTCCACATTCCAGTGGCATTAAGTGCCGTTGTGCCTGCAATAAAACCACCAGCGGCAGTAGAGCGAACAACAACGTAACCCATATCTCGTGAATTAGCAGGCAGGCCCGGACATGCCGCAGAAGACAACGCATAAGTGGATAAATCAGTGTACCCTGTGGCATTGTTAGTTCCCGGAGTAACTGTAATCGCCCCTGCTGCGTCAATTGAAAACCTATAAATCCCATACTTATTTTGAGGGATGGTTCCGGCTGGCAACGCAGTAACAGCCGATGCAGTGGAATACTGGGTAGAGCCTATGGTGTATAAAAAATCCCTACTATATACTCTCGTTGGAGTTCCGGATGACATGCTTAGCCCTGTCATTTCGTAAGTGTACCCAGCAGTCGTACATTGATAAATATGACCATTAAGGACAGGGGATACTCCATAACTATTTGTCACGGAATAAGTAGTCCCTCTTTTTATGGGAATCCACTCACCACGTAACGTAACAAAAGATTTCCATTTCTTTCCGGTTAATGCGTCAGTGGTATTATTTGCAGCATTCAGGTAGCTCTTAGCACTTGCTGGATTTTGGAACGTATCATATCCATTACCTGAAAACCCATTTAGCGCATTGCTAAAAGGATCGCCAAACGAGGGGTAAAACTTACTCATGTCATACATAAATCCAGTTATGGGAAAATAAAGATCGCATCCAGTCCCCGCATCATTTCTTAGGCAGATAGCATTATCTTCGTTTATGCCGACTTTGGGATAACCGCTGTGTAAAGTAGCCCAAGACTTCGTGTAAGTATTTCTAGTTGTACCACCTGCTGTTTTAACAACAACATCAATATGATGACATAAATCGGTAGAACTTGAACAAGCAGTTAATCCCGTGTAGTCCATTAAGAAACCGCTGGCTTTTTGGAAAGCATCTACTGGATTTGCGGGTACATCTGCGGCCTGTATCGTGTATGTGTGTTTTAAAGCATCGTCTAAATAGACGTAGAGAACATCTCCAGCATTATGGTTTGAAATTCTCGGGTAAATATACTGTTTTGTTCGGACGTAAGGTTCAGCCATCCAAACCTCAATAGGGACATTGCCGCCGGTGTAGTCTATTTCTAAAGTAGGAGCGTATCCGGCCCCTTTTTCGTAAGTATAAACATAAGATGTCGTGTACCCGCTTGCGTGGATAAATCGTAGCGCCATGTAGTTTCCTGCAACATACCCACCACGGCCTTGAAAATCTGTGATCAGGGCTGTTATGTCAGGTGTGGTAATGGTGTTTCCTATAAAACCTTTTCCAGTGAAATTTACGCCTACCAAGGGATGTGCGCCAAGCACCGTATATCCCTGCGGGTTGGTCACAAATGAAGGGCAGTTATCCAGGTCAACAACATCTATTGTTATGGGGTCATATGTTGTTGACGCGGCGATAAATTTCACTCTTGCGCCGGTTATGGTTGCTCCAGTTGGGATATTGATAGGCCATCGCATATAGGCGGCAAGGCCAGCGCTACTGTAAGGTAATCTCATTGTCTGATCATAATAATTGACGCTTCCGCCGAAAGAAGCATACGCGTCGTCGGCTCCCGCTGCAACAGGGTAAGATAATGTCTTTGCTTGAACCGATCCAATCAGCAACAAAAATACTACTATTGATAAAAATAACCTTTTCATAATCCCCCTAATTTGAACAAGCGGATGGCGCTGTTGTTCCATCCACTGCAATATTATCGTACTGAATATCGTATGCAGTCGCTTGCTTCGTTCCATTTCCTACGTTGATATAATACCGTCTCATTGCCGTTGCGGTTGTAAAATTGGTGGCTGTTGATCCTTGTTGAACGCCATTAAGGTACAGCTTGAAAGTGTTCGCGTCCTCATCCGCTTCCCACCCGACGCGATACCAAGTATTTGTTGAGATAGCCGATGATGTTATTGTTGTCATTTCGGACGAAGTTGCTGTAAGATACAAAACACCGGCGGCCGGTAAAATATTAATGCTAAAAACTACAGTCGGAGTATTACTGGCAACTTCAAAGATTTCTTCAGAGCTTCCATTGGCAAGAGTAATGCTTTTTACATTAAAGTAAAATTGACCCTTGCTGACAGTCAAGTCTGATGCGGCCGTCCATCTAGCCCCGGTTGTATTCCCGCCCGTTGTAGATACAAATTCAGCAACATAAGTATTTGCTGTTGTAGCACAGGGGTAGGTGCCGCTTGCCGTTGCTGCAAAGGTTACTGTGTCGGTCCCTGCTTTATACACGCTCGATGCTGCTGATCTACAATTTGAAGTATATCCAGAAAAACAGGCCGTACTTCCCTCAAGGTCTTCACAAAGTATGCCACAATTCTGGGGAGGTGTACCGCATGTCGTGCCGGAGTTGCAGTAGGATGTTAAAGAAGATGATGTGCTACCACCAACGATCTGTTGAAGCATCTGCGACTGAGCTGGAGGGCAAAACGCCAAAAAGAGAAATATTGTTAAAAGCAATTTCTTCATAAATCCTCCTTATGGCCCTGCCAGGGTAGCCGTTCCCTTGCCGATATGCAGCAGATAATGAGTTGCATCAACACCAACAGCGCAAATACTATCTCCTAAAGCACCGCCCATAATAGCGTGTCCGGCTGCACTCCCAGCCGCTCCGTCAAGAACAAGGATGACATTTGCAGGAGCCTGAAGGGATATCTTTGTTGTAATCCCCGTGTAATTGGTTACGCAGTATTGGCAGCCTCCAGTTGCCGCCGGAGTGGGCAGCGTGTAGATAGAATGGGCATCTGAATCACCGATATTGAGATAGTAGGCTGATTTATTGTTAGTAGATGAAATAGATGTGGCCGCATTAGCCGTAGAAGTAACGACATTTACCGTGCCGTCTATTCGGCCAGTGAGCAATAGACTTGTGCCTGTGGCGGCTCCAATATCTGGCGTGACGAATGCCTGGCTTGTTACTTTGGCAAGAGTCGCAGAGGCCGATGGGAAAGTATATGTTTGTGAAGCTGTTCCCACTAAACCTATTCCCGCAGCCGCGAAAGTTGGAACGTACCGAAACGCCGAAGCACCCTCGATAATCAGATACTCACTCGTATGATACGCCGCCCGGCCTTGGACATATACCGGAGTATTGGCTGAAAAGGTTATTGTCGCGTCTCCTGTCCCAGAGACTAAAGTCAGAGTGCCGCTGGCCGCCGGAGCCCCACTTCCAACCGTGGTCATCGAGGTTAATCCCGATATGGTGGCCGCTACGGTAAAGCTTGCGCTGTTGTTAGAATAAACTGCACCTGCCGTGGCCGAGGCCGCCGTGACGGTGAAAGTGTAATTTAGCACTGGATTTGCTGCCCCAACAGGCCACGGAGTGGAATGATCAGCGGTTGTCAAATCGATAGATGCTATACTCAGGGATGTCTTCACCGTTCCATCCGCCCACAACATGCCTGTTGTGCCGGTGACTGGAGTAAATGTGCATGCACCACCTGCGTATGTGCAAAATAGATAACCGGTGCCGCCGGGGTTGACGGTTGTGCCGGAAGCACCGTATGAAAAATTACCAGCGCCATTATTAATGAGCGCGCCAGCACTATTTGCAAGTGTATTTATCGCAACTAGTTTTGTTCCTAACAGCCAAGAATTTGTATCTGCGCCGTTGGTATATAGAAAATAATTAGCAGCGCCAGGGTGAGGCAATGCAGTAATTGTATTTGTTGCAGATGCATATGGGATCGTGCCTTTGCCAAAAGTATCAGCAATTGTAAAACCCGAATATGCATTTAATGATGCGCCAGCACGTAACAATGTTCCTGCAGCGCCTTTTGTTAATTTTGCCGCTGAACCTGAACCAGTACCCTGCACTAAATCGCCCGAAGCAGAAAATATAGAATCTGTAGCTACATTACCGGAAGATACATTTGTATAAGAAACAGTTCCAGCAAGGACAACACCATAATCCATATCAACTCTTACATTAGCAGGTATTACCGTTGGCGTTGTAAATGTATAGGTTGTTGAATTGCTGTTTGAAGAATGCTGGAACTTCAATGTAGCATTCTTCGAAACACCTATAGAGTTTAATATGCTCTTTGTACATCCTGCTGCTGTACTGCCTTGATCTGTGCACTTTGTGGATGGAAAATAATCTGTAGCCATCGCAGAAGTGCAAAAGACAAGAAATGTTATTAATGTAAATAAAATCTTTTTCATGTTTACCCCCAATTTGTTCCATCAAAAATAAAAAATTCTTTATCTCCAGCGCCTAAATCTACTACAAAAGCAGGGCTACCACCATCACTGAAAGTAACGCTATATGGCCCCATATTTCTTACGAGGATGATGCTACCAGCTGGAAAATCGGCAGAGGGTACTAATACCCTATCATTTCCGTCTGGATCAATAGAACAGATTGTTATCCTTGCTGGATCAACATAAGGTATTTCCTCTTCATCATCTTCCATCACTCGTTTATAGTTATATGTCGCCAATTCAACAACTTGTCCAAATGTAGCTGTCTGAGTTATTCCGTCTTGCACTATCGGGAAATAATCATCATGAGCTACACTTGTTGCTGCTGGTATTTCTGAAATCTTTATACTTGTCGCCATTATTTACCTCCTGCGAATATTTTCATTTACTTCCTCCTAAATGTTTTAATCTCCAACAACATCTGCCCATGAGAACGCACCCTTCATTTGCTTACAATGCCCATAACGTAATGCATCCCAACAATGATTATGTTTATCTATTAATATTGGCAATACTTCTTGCGTCTTAATATCTTGCTTCCATGCATATAGCTTTGCTTCTTCTGCCATATGTTTGCATCTTTGATGTATATGTATAGTTGGATATTTCCTTAGATATGCAATACCATCTTCAACACTGCCCTTGCCTTTATCGCATGATTCAATAGTGAGATGATGTTTGTTTTTTAAATGGGAAATTGTATCTGGTCTTGCGCTATCAGCATAAATCTTCCATTCTTTATATGTAGGAACAACAGAATACAATTGTGGTAATTCATCAATTTCAACACCAACACCGTATGCTTCGTAATCTATCCAAAGATCGCCATTATAAATGTAAGACCGGATTAATGTTGATGGATCATTGCTAAAGCCAAAGTCAGCGCCATGAAAGAAACGCATATTTTCTGGTGTTTCAAATTCCTCAACAACATATTTGTTCTTGAATACACAAGCATCGCTAATACTTTTTGGATTGCCTTCCCATACATGATCATAAGCATCTGCATCAACACGTTGCAGATATAGTCTTTCTTTCTCCAATACTAATGGGAAATAAGGGTTGTCGCGATATGTGGCTTTCTTTGATATGCAATCATCGGGAGGATTAGCAACAAACCTTTGATATGTAGGGTCGTTGACTTCGCCAGTATTCCAAGACAGCCAGATCTCGCTATTGTCTTTTCTGATTGTTGGAATTAAAATTTCCCATGACTGATTAGATGTTGATTGTGCTTCCTCGTTCCAACAGATATCAATTCCTTCAAGGCTTTTGATTTCCATTGGATTAGCGCGTAGCCCTTTGAAGATAAATTCACTGCCGATATCAGAACGAATAGAATCTCTTGTCACTGTGTATTTGCGATTCAGTTGCATCTGCCAGATTTGATCGGTTAACAATTGGTGAACTGATTCTTTCATAGATGTTTGATATTCTCTAGTGCAAAGTATACGTAATTTTCTTTCTGTTGCCATTGCTCCCAATAATCTTGCAAATGTCCAGGAACGAGCACTACCACGACCGCCGTGCACTGATTTATATCTATGCGGTTCTACCATAAAACGATAGAACGGAGGCATCTTAATTCTTAAGGGCGCGGTGGATTGTTGCTCCATTATTTATCTTCACCGAAATCAAATACTATAGTTGTTGGAATAGGGATTAAATCTTTACCACCTGGCCCTGTAAGCTCATTTGATGTTCTATCTTTCCAGTTCTCAGGGTCTTTGTTATTTAGCCAATACTTGATTGCTTGTACATCTGGTGGGTATTGTTTTACTATAACTGTTTCAACTATCTCTTTATCGATAACCTTGATGTCTGATTCTAAATGGCGATACCCGGTAGCTCTTTCATACAGTGCTTTCTTTACTGCTGTATTACTGTATTCTAAGCCTTGTTCTCTTGCTTTATTGAATAAACTATTCCTTTTCCAAGTAACAACAGTTTCCGGCCTAATATTAAGTAGTTGCGAAACTTGTTCGTCCGTCATGCCAAAAGCATACATTTTTTCAATAGATTTGTAGTTTATAAGATCTTTTTTTGCTCTACGTGGGATACCAGTAGTTCCTTTTGGTCTTCCTCCTACAGGACTGTTATATTTTTCTTTTATTGGTTTAGGCGGTCTTGGTGGTTCATCTTTCCTTGGCCTACCTTTTGGATACTTAATAGGTTTATCAGTTATTGGTTGTTGAATTACTCTTCTATTTAGCTTGACCGCCACTTGTTTGTCCTTTCGATTTAAACCTTAATGAAAGCCTTAACTTATTGTTATCTCTTAATCTAGGCTATCCTCGTAAGTTTTTTGATATGTTCTTAGAAGTTTTTATCTTTCAATTATATAAACGAATTTCTTGCTTTCATAAAATTTTATTTCTTTAATGTGTTTATAATACGTTAATATTATTAAGGAAATTATTACAAGCCATTTATTTGTAAAATTTGAGCTATTTTTAGAAGTTTTACAAATATTTTTGATGATATAACATATTAATATTATTAATAAATAAAAATATTTTACTTTTTTATAAAAAAGTTCTTTACTTTCTTATAAAAAACTATATAATGATAATCAAGAAAGGGGAATGCAAGATCAAAACGAAGCAGGTCAACTTCAAAAGTTCTTTCACATAAGATTTGAGATTCTTGAAAAACGGGGTTGCTAATTTTTCACCGAACAGTTTTTCAAGGGAAAGCTTTAGAGTTGGGCTTGACGACAATCAACTCGAACCACTTGACAAGTGATTAAGGGCGGTGGCCACGGAGAGATTGTCAGGGCGGATGGCAAAG